GTTATGTGTTAAGGTGCGGCGCAATAAGGGCTTCACAAATAATCGAAACGTTTGCATCATAAGCCTCCGCAAAATCTACTCCGCCCTTATCACTCATGGCTGTAGATGCAAGGGATGTGTACTCCTTTCCGGATAGTGCTCTAAACTTAAGCATTACCTCCTCCCCCATAATCTTTGTTAGGCTCTTCGCCTTCACTTCTAAGAACGTTTCCTTTTGAAATTCACCTTTGTCAATCTGTAATAGCTTTTGCGTTAAACTCATACTTCCTCCTATTTCACAATATTAGAAATGCCTTGAATCAGTCTTGCCGCTTTCTTCATCAGACTATTTTCTTCAAGATACTCCAATCCCTTTAAAGTAATTTCCGGTCTTGTAAGCTTAATTCTCGGATAAAAATCCCCGAAACTCTCAAGCACCTCTCCTCCGGAGATATACCCCTCTTTAAGCAGCATACTCATTATTCTTGACCACTTAGGTAAAGACAGATTCAAGGATTCATGGGACAAAAGCTTCTTGTCCCAGTCCTCGAAATCCATAGACTTATGGAGAATACTAAGTATCTTGTATATACTTTTAAACTCCTCCATAAGACCTCCTAAATCGTGTCGATGAAATCCCAGTCCTCACAAGTAAAGCTGTAGGACTCTTCTGCGTTCTTTCCGTGCTCCCAGTCTGCAAGGATGGCCTTATCAAACTTACAGCCGTACGCCACAACTCTCTCCGTTCCGAGCCCGGCAGGGTCTGCAAGCTTGGAAATGATTTTAAAGTTCGGAACCTTACCCACCTTAAGGCCATCGGAAACCTTTTTAGCAAGGAAAGAGGAAATCTTGTGTAGCTTCACTTCTCCTTTTGCCTCTACCCCGGTAAGCTTCTGCCCATCCATAAGGCTTCTGGTTCTTGAAATCGCGGTATATTTGGCATTGATTTCCAGCTTAAAAGAAGTAACCTCTGCCATATAGGTATCATCTACCCAAAGTTCTCCCCAGGTACCATTAATGACCTGATCAGATACAAAACCTTCCATTTTTTCTCCTTTCTTACAAATAGATCTCCAAGTCCATGTCTTCCATAGCGTCCAAGATAGAAATGTTTGCACGTAGGAAAACTCTGGATCCAGTATTCTCTTCTTTCAGATCTTGCTCTGAAAGATTGTTTACATCCTTACCCTGCTGCTTTAAGTAATCTCTCTGTCCGTCAAGGTCTATATAGCACTCTCCCTTAGAAAGCAGATTGGAGCGAATCAGTCCGGCAAAATAGGAGTTAATTGCAGTAATAAGCAGGCACTTATTATCGTAAGTGTTCGCATATCTTCCAACATAGGTATCTTCCCACGCTCTCCGGATGTCCTCGTAAATCATATCCATGATTTCAACGATCTTAATCTTCTTAAAACTGTCACCTTTTAACTCATTTGTAGTAGTTAAAGAGTTTACACCTCTGTTGACCTTTACCTTTTCACCGTCATACATAAAGATAAGCTTTCCGGCTCCTACTGCCTCATCCGCTTCCTGTTTGGTAAAGCGCTGGCAGTCAATGAAATCTTTAAGCGGTGCGTAAGTAATAGAAATACTCAAAGGCGTACCGCAGATAAGACCCGCGATTCTCGGCGTTACCTGTTCCGGAGTAAGCGCGGTTCCATCCGGTCTTGTGAGGCTTGCATTCACGTTAATGATTCCCTCGTTATCACCAAGCACTTCCGGAAGAACAACCTTGCGTTTCAGCTTCTGCTCATTCCTAAGGTTTTTAATCCAGGTAACTACTTCACTTGTCTTCCCGTCCGTCTTAACTGTCGGAATGGCCAAATAGTCAAAACGATTCTGCGCAAAGTATTTAAGCATTGCTGTGTACTCGGCATTTACCTTATCTGCTCCACCCTGCATCACATAAACAAGGATTTTTCTCGGAGACGTTACATAGCCCTGCAAAGCATCCTTTACGTACTGCGTATTTACCTCGCTTAGGTTCTTCGGGATATCCGTGACGGAATACACCGTAAACGGATCTATTTTCGTCTTATCCTGTAATCCTAAGGCTACAATTCCTCTCTCACCTCTTTGGATTGCGGACTCCCCTTTCTCAATGAAGCTAATGTTTACTTCCGGAGATTTTAATTTACTCATTTTCTACTCCTCTCATAAGTAGCTCTTTTACTTGTTCCTCTTCTTTTCTCTCTGCAATAGAATCAAACCACTGAAAACGCACGGTAATTTGAAAAATATTATTTTCAGCACCGATATAGTCAAATTCCACGCTATCCACTGTGACCAGCTTTTCTTTTATTCGTACCTTCAAATGAAAAACTTTCCGTATCTTTTCAAACACGGAAAGCTGTAATTCCTCGTTAGGCGTTTTCTCAAGCAACGTTATCTTAAACCCACACTTTTGCCTTACAAGGTTTATGGATTCATAAACAAGGCTATACGGTACAATCTCCGTATAGAAACAGGGCTGCTTCAGTCCTTCACGAACCTCAATGCCGTAAATCTTAAGCTCCGGAAAGGCATCTCTTAAAGCCCTGTTACATGACTTTTTCACTTCTAATAATTCAATCATAAATTGTGCCTCTTCATTGCTTTAGCAACAAATTTGTCCGTGTTTTCTCCAAAGCTGTCTCCAAATTCTTCTCTCGTTCGTTCTGCATAATGCTTTCCCGGAACAAATCCTCCTGTATCATGGCCAAACAGCCATTTCTTATGACCATTTTCAAGTAAGTGGAATAAAGGGCTCTTATTCGTTACAGATACTGCTGTTGCACGGTACAAAAGGTCCTTTTCCATCTCAATCTTCCAGCTTTTCGGAATCGGCTTCTTCCCACTAGTGTAATTTTTATAGCCTTTTTCGTTACAGTCTTTCTTCCACTTGTTTGCCTGCTCACGGAGATACTTTTCAGATTCTTCTGGAAACTCGTCGATAATACTTTGAAAATCCTTGTCGAGCCCGTGAAAATTGATATCCAATGCATCACTCATAGGCAATCTCCTTTTCCTTCTTCTCCGTGCACATACACTCAACGATATAGTTCTCCTCCAAGGGATTAATAATCGACTGGATTATGAACTGCCGGTCTTTATACACTAGGATATCCGTAGGTTTTAAGCCCTCCCAGTAGCGAAGCGTAATCTTAACGGACAAAGTGTGGTATTCCTTGTAATACTCTGTATATTCACTTCCTCTTACCGGACGGATTTCTCCGTAGAGTTTCTTTACCGGGATTAACTTCGTCACGGTGGATCCTACAGCATTTTCCGACTCTTCGTAGCGGTAAATGGAAATCACTTTCCTGAGTCTTCCTGCATTAATCGCCATCGTGCTCTCCTCTCGGAAGAAGATTCTTCGCATGCATGGAGAGGATGACTTCTGCGGTACGGTTAACATTATTCTTATCCACAGTCATGGAGCGATTGTCATACATATCCGCGATGAGGGTAAGAATCGCAATCGTAATATCCTCGTACCTCTCCATTTCCAAATCGCTAAGCCCTGTATAAGACCTTGCATAGGATATCGCCGCAATTTTCATGGCTTCCAAGGATAAATTCTCGCTGTCGGATACGTCATCATCCATAATGCGGCAATAGTTTGCAATAACCGGCAATGATAATTCGCTTACTTTCATTCTTCCCCCTCTCCATCTTTCACTGGCTTCGATTCCGGGCAAGGAATGCACAAGAGAAATAGTTTATACCCCTCATGCTTTTCCCCGCCTAAAATCGAAAATTTTTGTGTTTAAGATTGCTTCATAGTTAACTTTGCAAGCTTCTGCGCGTTCTCTACCTTCGCATCAAACTCCATCCAAGCAACAACACCAAGAGCATGCTGTGTTGCGAACTTCTCTCTCAGTACCTGAATCTCCATGCTTTCGGACAGTTTCACAGCAAGGCCGGACAGATCACCGTAGATAATCGGAGTCTTTCCGGTAGCTACTTCATCCATGTTCTCGGATACATAAACAGGTTTTCCGAAAAGAGTGTAGCCCCACTTCGTCGTAGCGTCCGGATTCAAAAGATATCTTCCTTCATTGTCCTTCAACTGTCTAAGAGCCGTTCTCGTTGCACGGGACATAATCCAGCAGGCATCTGCCTGATATGTGTCAGGAACAGAATCCTGAAGCTGAATAAGCTCGTCAGTATCTACCTTGGTTGCCGTCTTTGCGGTAACCGTCTGCGTAATACCCTTCAGCATACCGTCTACTTTTCCGACTGCGCCCTTAAGAAGCTGACCCTCCACCCATCTGGAGATACTCTCCGCCATGTGGGACACTACAAAAGAGGTGATGTTAAAGTCGGAGTTGTTGATCAAGCTCTTAGACACCTTCGTAAGCGCACCGGCAAGGAAGCCCTTAAGAGAGATACTGCCAAACTTACCGGTAGAGGACTCAAGCTCTACAAACTCGTCCTGATAAGACATCTGGATATCCTTCGTGTCCGCCGGATAGAACGGAATGGTAAGCTCGCCCTTTACGTTGTAATGGGTCGCCTTATTAAATACCGGGGAGATCTCATGCACCTTCTCGATAATCTTGTGTGCGATGGTGGACGGGATAATGGCACCGTTATCGGAAGTTGTTA